ATATTCCTCAGAGGTTTTCTCTCCTTCGGGTTTCCAGCCATATTCAGAAGCTAACGCGTCTAAAGGGGCCACAGGTGTTACCATTTCGTCATCAGTCATCTAAACCTTCTCCTTCGTACACTGCATGTATGTCCTTATCGTTTATAATTCTATACACATTATCTTTATCCCCCATATCTACTAGGGTGCCACTATATCTTGAAATTACTACTAAATCTCCGACTTTGCATTGTGACTTTCCATCTCCTATGTCGCTGAATGCATTTTTACCCACTTCTAAAACATAACACTCTACAGACGCTTGTTCCTCTGTTTGCGTAAGGATGATTCCTGACGCTGTCATAGTTTTCTTAGTTTTAACTAAGATTTTCCATGTTAAAGGTTTAGCTTTCCTCATCACTGTCTTCCTCTTCACTAGTTATTAACTCTTTTAAATCCAAACTTGTAAACTCATTAATTGCATCTATATATCCTCTAAGTCTGTTTAAATACAACAGGCCGTTTGGATTGTCTAGATTGTCAGAAGATGTCATTCTATCAAGACACGTGTCTCTAGCAGCTTCTAAATCCTGAAATATAAGTTTTGTCACTTTATCGTGTTTCCACGCTATGAAATCTGCATGTGTAATATCACTCAACTTTCTTCTCCTTCTCGGTTTTCACTTTATGTGCATCTATCATTGTTCTAGCTTGTTCCACGTCTGCTTTAGACATTCCTAAGTCGGTGTCCAACTTAATCCTATGAGCTTCCATCATTGTTTTAGCTTGTTCATTGTCCACTTTATGCATTATTTCCATGCCTCTATGTTGTTGCTCAGAGGTCATCTTAGTTTGAACAATCGCTAGCTTCTTCATGTTGTCTAACGCATCTTGTTGCATTTTCCACGCTCTAGCTACAGACTCGTTAATACGTGAATCTGATTCTTGAAGGTCTTGTTGCATCTTAAGTGCTGACATTTGGTTCTTCTCAGCTTCTAAGGTAGCTAATGCTGACATTTGAGCTATTTGTGCTTGTAGCATTTGTATCTCTGCCTGTATCTTCTGAGCTTCAGGAGGCGGAGGAGCATTTGGGTCTTGTTGAGGTAGTAGTATATCTATTACAGACTGGGTCATGTTCATAGCTTCTAACATTAATATATCAGCCTGTCTTGGGTCTGCTGTTCTAAGTTGTTGGAACAATCCAGCACGTGCCACTCTTTGTGTTTCTGTACTAACTGTTGGGTCAGCAACAGGAATTACATCTACACCTTTTTCGGAGAAGTCAACTTTAACGTCTGCTTCAGGGTCATCGAGCACTTCGAAGTATTCTGCTTGGCTTAAGTATTTAGCGTTGAGGTCGTAGAGCTTTCTATATTCTTTTTTAAGTGAACGATACAAGCGTTTGTTAATAGCAACGAACACTTTAGTGCCTTGTTCTATTTGTTGAGCTTGTGTCACACTTGATACATTCTGCGTAGGCTGCTTACCTTGCATTACATCGGTAGTTGAGGATAAGTCCTTACCCACCTGCATTAAAAGGTTTAAAAGCTGATAGAGGGTGCCTGATGGCTCTTTAGTGGGCCACGGGAATATACTCTTACGAATATCATCACCGTTAGCAGCATCAAGTGTCTGCCATTGTCCCATTTTGAATTCTATCTTACCTTGTTTCATGCGCAAGCTGCGACCTATTATGCCTCCTTGCATGTTATTCAATGTTCCACTGTCTATAAGCTGATTGATTAACGAGTTAATAGCTTTATTAATTGGGAGCAATAAGCTACCAAATCCCATACTATAAAACCCGCCATCCGGCGAACGTATGAAGTGGAAATCAGTGAAATATTGGACAGGCTTAATATTGATTACTTCATCATCTTTATTCTTTTTGATTTTACCAAATCTATTTACTATTCTTAGCACTTTCTTAGATTCTTTATGTAGTGTTACAATGTATGGTTCTTTATATCCATCGTCATCTAAATCTAAGTAACAATGTTGTTCAATAAACTCTTTACCTGAGTCTGCATCTTCGTCTGAATTGTTTTCGCTTAATTCGCTTAGTTCACATTCTACAAACAACCCCATGCGTTGGCGTTCGATGATGTCGTTATCATATAAAGTGATTAAATGTGATATGCGTCTTGCTTTTTCCAAGCTTTGAGTTTCATAATTAATAACTATTTTATCTGGAATACATAATTCTGAGCAATTATACTGTTCTACTTCATCATAGTATGTTTTCTTGAACACTGTTCCCAATATAGGAAGCACTTGAAGCAACATGTCTGTGCCATCTTCCCAACCCATGGATTGCTCCACTAATTGGTATGACATAAATGTTGAAATTCTGTTCGCTCTTTGGTATTTCTTCTTATCTGGGTCTAAGCCTATCACCACTGCTTTAACAATCTTGTCATTTTGAATGATTTCAGGCATTGTTCTAGCTGCATAGTCAATACTGGCTTGAGCTATTAAAGGAAATTTAATATTTGAAGCATTTTCCCAAGGAAAACTCTTCTTTTTCATCACTTGTTTAGCTATATCTAAGGCTTCTTTGACTATTTCATTCCAGTCTTGCCTAGAAGCTTCATCAATTTCATATCCACTATATGCTTCCATACCTATTTTTAGTAGTTCGGAATTTTCTAATAGGTCTGCAATGTTGTTAGACTTTTTAAGCTGTTTTAAAGAAACCATTAATTAATATCCTGTGTATGAGTCTTGACCTAAAGACGAGTGTTGCTCTTCAGCGTCAGGGTCTTCTGGAAGTGTCATATAGTTAATGCCTGTAGTGAGGGCATATCTCATAGCGTCTAGTAAGTGGTCTTTTTTCTTAATAATCTTACCACTCTCGTCTCTTCGATATACTCGTAGTTCATCTAATAGGTTTGTAAGGGTGGTAAATATTTTAAACATCCCTGTAGCCATGAATTGACTCACTTTGAGGATGCCTCCTTCTCTATCTTCTTTCTCGGCTTTAACTAAATTAAGCCCTTCTTCTAAATACAAATCAAATATCTTTTTACCGTCTGATATGTTAGCACCTGCTGGGTCTGCTGCACCTATTATCCAATCTCCACGTTTCTTAATTGCCGATGCGTGTATTGGAGGCATTTCGCCCCCCATGTAATGTTCACTATAAGCATATACAATCTTAGTGTCGGGGTCTTGGGCCAACCAACAGGCTGCTGTTCTTGACCAGCCAGTATCCATGCCATAAACCTTGGGCCACCACACTGGAATCTGGAATGGAGCACACGTTATATCCTCTTCTAGATATGGATAAATTGCTCCAGCACCTAAAGAGGGAATACCTCTAGAGCGAGCTTCACGTTCATGAGGCAAACATCCATCCCACAAGCGTTTCTTATCGAAGGCTGTAAGATGAGGTACGTCATCCCATGTTGTCATTACAGAAAACATGTCGTCGTTCCCTGGAACCTTGCCGTTAGGTGTAGGCTTTCCGTTGGGTAGGAACATCATTACAACAGGTGAAAGCCCATATAATGGTGTGAACGTACAATATATAATACCCGGTCTGTGTGCATCTGCTGTACGTATTAAACACTCAGAATAGATGCTGGGGTCTGCTGGTTCTTCGTCGAGCCAAATAACTTGTTTCTTGGTGCCTTCGAATCCATCCCTTCCTTGTTCATAAGATTTAAATGTTAGGACACTTGTTCCACCTGATTTATGGGCCACTGTCACTGTTTCTACAGCGTCTGCCACTCCCGGCTTCTTAGTAATTCTTATTATCTTATCTTTGGGTATCATGCCTGAGCCTGTATCACTATCTGGCCCTAGTAGTTCCAATTGTATAATTTCTTTTGTCTTTTGGTTTGTCTTGCCTGATGCCCAAGCATCTACAGCATTTAAATATTTACGGCCTTCCCACCATGTGGGATATTCACCTGTTAGGTGACATGCCATTATATAGGCACCTGTCTTCGTTTTACCTGTTCTGTTAGCTGCTACAAAAGCTAGCTGGCTGTGGTTTAGTGAAGCGTTTATAAACTCTATATGAGCCTTATATAGCTCTCTACGATATGGCCCTGTATCTGGAAATAGAGCTGCCTTCCTATTATAATGGAGTTCTTTTTCTTTATATTCTAAAAGCTCTAAAAGCTCTTCTTGCTCTTTAAGGAACGTGTTCAATATCCACACCTAGAGATTTTAACTTTTCCATCTTTTGAGCTATCTTTTCTGTCACTTGCTCGGAGGTTAAGTTGAGAGTGTTATTTGTAATAGTCACTTCTGTCGAAGACGCATTACGCTTATATTCGTTACCAAATTTGTTATTCATTATGAGGGCATATGTTGTAGCACTAAAATGAGGTATTTCCCCTAACAATGCTTTAAGCCCTAAGTGCTCATAGAAAGCCTGACTCTTTATCTCAGCTTGGTTCACTGCATCTTTAAATTCTGGGTATTCTTTTTGCCACCTATACCAGGTGTCTTTCGACTTAATTCCTATAGCATCCATCATGGCTGGAATGTGTCCACCTTGAGATGCTATGTCTATTATTTGTTGACACATATTTGTAGTGTATAAAGCTGGAGCACCCTTCTTGGACTCCACTGTTATTACATTCATCGTTTGAAACTCTTAATGTCTATGCGAAGCTCTTTAATGTCTTCAACAATACATTTCTCAACGTCTTTAACTAATTGAGACAAATCTTTAATATCTGCTCTTAAGTCTTGTACTTGAGATTCTGTAACAGCTTGTTGTGTCTTTAGTGAGTGTATATCTAGCTTCATTGACTCTATCTCCACCGATTTCTGTTTAAGAAACCATCCAACTATACATAAAAGAGGATATACGAGCCACGTTATTATTCCTTTTAAAATGTCCCAATCCATGTGTATCCTATTTTTTGTTATTACTTAATAGAAAATGCCTCCGTGACGCTAACTGACGTTAGAGGGAGGCACCGTGTTAACTGTCTTGCCCTGCTTTTATGGCATCCTGTACAGCTTCCCATTGAGACTGTGTCATGCCTGCTTTGAAGATTGTTTCTCGTAGCTTCTCGGCCACTTTAGCTTCATTTATCACTTGTAGCTTCTGTATTTTAAATTCACGTCTCCCTGCCACTGCTGTTCCAATAGAGGAGAATAGGAGCCCTATATTTTCTTTAGCTATGGGAAGTCCCCAAGTTACAGAAAGCATTGCCATGTAAATGTATTGCACCCATTGAGGTATTAGCTCAAAATTATTCCATAGGGCTTGAGCCTTACTTGGGAATATGATTGAATATAATATTATGGCAGAAAACCAATAAAAAGTGCCTTGTCTAAAACTTTGGGAAATAGAATTAATGTATAGGGAACGTTGGTCGGTGTCTGCCTTGTTTCCTGATATGATGACTTCTTTATCTGCAGCAATTTGAGCCAGCTTCAATTCTTGACTGGCTTTTGATAGTTCTTGCTTATAGCTGAAGTAGTTTTGTATTGGAGTTAATAATCCACTTAAGAGTGGCCCCAATAGTGCTAAAAATCCCACATAATTCCTTTTATGTAAAACCTCGAGATATACCCGAGGTGTCTCTCACACCCTACTAAGTGAATAGTAGAAGTAATGAGCGTGTATATAAATGTTGCCAGCCCCGGCACTTGCTTGACCTAACCTAATATTCCTTACATTCGAGGGTGGCCGAACTTTCCACCTTTAACGTCAATTTTTTGGCTGGCTAACTATTTGTCACCAAGGATAGAATCTAAGATCAGCCTTCTAACCTCATGAATAAACTAAGTAATTCATCACTACGTTCTAAATAGAGAGGGCATCTCACCCCTCACGACCCCCTAGTACCCCCGAGTGTGGGGTCGAAGGAATTTGGCACCTTCGCTTGCCTTTTGACCGGTGCCCGCGGCTCGTCAAATTCAGGGGCTCTGTTCAGTGCGTTTAGATTAGCATCAGTGCTGCACTAGGGAGAGCCTACCCCTTTTCGTCCTTGTTGATTTCTGATCTTGAGTTCTATCCTTAACTACTATAATATCACATTTCTTTAAAAATGTCAAGTGTTTTATGATAAATAAATTTCGTGCCTGAAATTGCTTTGTCTTTCAACAGGTAGCACGCAACTGCCCCGGCTACAAACCCTACGACTATTAACATTTTACTCTCCTCTCCACTGTACGGTAACTGCCCGGTTAAAAATTTCACAGGGGCCATGGTTACTATTATACCAACCCCTATATATCTTGTCAACCCTTTTTATGAAAATATTTACATATGGGGGGCCTGTTCAAAAAATGTACAACCCTCTAGTTTCTTCCTCGAAAAAAATTACATTTTACGGAGATTCTCCTTTATGGAGTACGATAAATGCTAATTCGTTGAATTACCATTGGAATTTCTAGCACGAAAAACGGCTGTTTTAAGGTTTAAGAGAAAGCATTTACTGACACCCCGGCCCGATTCGCGACTCGACGCGCACTTTGGGTGCCACCCTCCTATTCCTACTGGTTTCGAGGCCCCCCCAGTATAGTATCTTACTGCGTTCGATAGAATTAATTGTGTAACTATGTAGTGCGCTGTCTGGCACACTGTCAGGCATGTCCCTATGATGTGCCTCTATAACGGCCATACAAGCCTGTCATTCCACGTGTGGGCCGGCACTACCTATGTCACCAGCCAGTGTGATCCCCTCTCCTACATTAGTTACGCACACCAACATATAAAGGGTGAACGGCGGTAGATGTTTGATGCTAGTGTTATACTTATCAACAACTTACCTGTTTCATCCCAATTACAACATTGACATATATTAACACATGGTCTATATTTATATTACACATGAGAGGAGGGACAGCATATACATACAAGGCTTGGATACTGATAGAAGCTCGAGTGGATTTCCATGATGTATTTAAATATAAAGATGATGCAGAACACAAAGTGAACCAAGAACGTTGGGGTGAGGATTAACCTTTACATTATATTTACATTCCAAAAGTTGATTAATTATACAATGCACACTATAGTTTAATTATGAAACATAATAGGAGCAGCAAACATGAGAGACACACGAATAGAATGCCACAAATGCTTCAGATTAGTGGCCGATGAACATGAATGGTTTGACCATGAGTGTAATGAGAACGAAATAAGAATAGAGAACCAACTATTAGACGTGAACAATGAACATGAGGGGTCAATTATAATAGCAGGCATTGTGGCCACCATATTCTGGACTATAATACTAGTGGCTGCTAAGCTGCTATCTTGAGGAGAATACCTACATTGGATATTGAATTGGTGACGTGTTGGGAATACCCATCAATACCTTACAGGCATCTAGATTGGAGCTGTATTGACACTAACTACGATGCCGGCCCTCAAATAATAGGCACTGAGCAGGAAGCAATTGACAACTACTTGGAGAGCATATAATGAACATATTTGTATTGCATGAAGACGCATGTGGAATAGCTAGGCACTATTGTGACTTACACTTACGTAAGATGATGGTGGAACATGTTCAGCTATTATGTAGTGCACATGGCCCCATATAAACGCACCCATTACAATCATCCATGCAGCAAATGGGTGCGAGCATCGACAGATACCTTGCATAGGACAAACAGATTGGCCACACGAGTTTAAATGTGACAACACTGTCATGGCATATTTCAGAAAAAGAAAATTAATATAAGTTTTTTCTTGACAATTACTCAATATGTATTATACTTATACTAAAGGAGAATAAAATGAAAACACTACTACAGCAATGCAGCGAAACAGAACATTTTATAGAGAAAATTAAATCAATGCTTAATACAGGAATTTATGGGTATGAGAGTAGGAAAGCCTTACACGCATCACTGAACGATGCGTTGGATAGATTAGAGAATTTGTGGCAACAATTTGGATTTAGGGGGATGAAATGAAGAAGTATAAATTATTAGAAAAAGACAGCTTTAACGGGTTATATAGAATAGAAGCATTAAGGGATTTTGGAATTATTAAGAAAGGAGACATTGGAGGTTTCGTAGAACATGAAGGTAATTTAAGTCACGAAGGGAATTGTTGGGTGTTTGAAGATGCTTTTGTAATTGGAAATGCTAAGGTGTATGATAATGCTCGGGTGTCAGGAAATGCTCGAGTGTTTAATAAAGCTAAAGTGTGTGGAAATGCTAACGTGTATGGAAATGCTCATGTGTGTAGTGGTGCTAATTTGTATGAATCTGTTCGGGTGTCCGGGAATTCTTGGATACAAGGAAATGCTTGTGTATATGGAAAAGCTCGTGTGTATGAAAATGCTAAGGTGTGTGATAATGCTCGGGTGTCAGGAAATGCTCAAGTGTTTGGAAATGTTTTAATGTGTGATAATGCTTGGGTACAAGGAAATGCTCAAGTGTTTGGAAATGCTACAGTGTATGATAATGCTTGGGTGAGTGCAAATGCTTGGGTGTTTGGAAATGCTTGGGTAGATGGAAATGCTTGGGTGTTTGGAAATGCTTGGGTAGATGGAAATGCTAGAGTGTGTGGAATTGTAACAGGAGAGAGAAATGAAAAAGTATAAATTATTAGATAAAGATAGCTCTAACAGGTTGCATAGAATAGAAGCATTAAGGGATTTTGGATATGTAAAGAAAGGAGACATTGGAGGCTATATAGCACACGAAGGCAATTTAAGTCACGAAGGGGATTGTTGGGTGTCAGGAAATGCTCAAGTGTTGGATAAAGCTCGTGTGTATGGAAATGCTAAGGCGTGTGATAATGCTAAAGTGTATGAAAATGCTTGTGTGTATGGAAATGCTCAAGTGTTGGATAAAGCTAAAGCGCGTGGAAATGCTAACGTGTCAGATAAAGCTAAAGTGTCAGGAAATGCTACGGTGTGTAGTAATGCTTGGGTGTTTGGAAATGCTTGGGTAGATGGAAATGCTTGTATATACGGAAAAGCTCAAGTGTTCAATAAAGCTAAAGTGCATGGAAATGCTAACGTGTCAGGAAATGCTCGTGTGTGTGGCGGTGCTAATTTGTATGAATCTGTTTGGGTGTCTGGGAATTCTTGGGTACAAGGAAATGCTCAAGTGTTTGGAAATGCTACAGTGTATGATAATGCTTGTGTAAATGGAAATGCTTGGGTGTTTGGAGATGCTTGGGTAGATGGAAAGGCTTGGGTGTTTGGAGATGCTCAAGTGTATGGAGACACTATTGTGTCGGGAGATACTAAGGTGTCTGGAAATACTTTATTAATGTCGGGGAGTAATAACATGAAAATTAACAAAAGAGAAATGCCAATGGTAAAATTAAATATGGAAGCCACTCCTTTAAATGAGGCTTTAAAGGCTGCAGAGAAGCAAATCTATAAATACGCCATAGAACATGCTAAATACAATCAAAGTCGTGCGGCGGAGCTAATAGGAGTGTCTCGAGGTACAATGAGGTATAAGCTAGCTGAATTCTTTCCAGGGGTGTATTATTAACACTGTATAGTAACCTAATAGTACGTGGCGGGACGGAACAGGTTTCAGTATATCATGTAAAAACCGCCAAGTCAATAGGTTTAAGAAAATAAAGTATAAGGAACTAAATATAAAGCATATCTATTACAGACTTTAAAACAAAAGGGGCACGTGAAATGAAAACAAGTGAACACATAGTAGAATATAGTCAAACGCACGACTTTGAAGACACCGTACTGATGTTTCTATCTCAAGTGGTGCACGAAGCTAAGTTGAATACAGGAGGGCGATATGAAGGGAAATGGACTTTTAGAGATGGGTCGGCAGTGAGGTTTAAAGAGGAAATCTTTACAGAAGCTTGACAGTTCAACATCAACGCAGTATAATGGCTAAGAACACATTAAGGAAAGTCATATGATAACAGAATACTTAAGAGTATCTACATTAAAACAACTGGCACTATCATTTGGCCTTCCTTATGTAGAAAGAAAGGAATATATAATGATAATAGGAGAAAAAGAAATACTAACTTTTATCAAGGAGAACAGCAAATGTCACAAACAACTATAACATCACCTAAGGGTAGATTGCTATATTTAAACTTAAACAAGAAGCAACACAAAGATAGAGAAGATACAACTTCTCCACTAGGATATTCAACTAGGGTTGAGTTCGACGACACCGCTGAAAACCAAGAATGGAAAAACACCATATCTAAGGTTAACAAGGCGATTGTAGTGGAAGGAGATAATAACACATTTAGGATTAAGGCGTTCTCTCAATTTCTACCTCAAGTAATAGATGGTAAAGGTAACTTGTTAGAAGAACTACCAAACTATTACACAGGGTCGAAATCCACTGTACAGGTTACAGTAACTCCATATATAGGGGATAGGGGAGCAGGAAAAGGGTCAATCAATTTTTCAGGACTAACCATCCATGAATTAGAGATTCCCGAAAACGCATCCCTAGGTGGAGCAGAAGGAGCCAAAGAAGCAGCTTTAGCAGCAATGCGAGCAGCTCTAAATAAAAAATAATCAGTAGAAACTAGCAAACGCTAGCGAGACGGTGGAAGGCCGTCATTTATTTTGGAGAAATATATGATAGCCATTGACTTCGAAACACACTTGATAGGACAGCCAGACGTATACCCTAAACCAGTGTGTCTATCTTGGTATGATGGAGTAGACACTGGGCTGATAGTTGGAATGTTAGAAATGGAACAATTTTTAAATTCCAAATTAGAACATGAGGATTGTATAATAGCACATAACGCCACTTTTGAATGTGGTGTAATATATCACCATTTTCCCAACCTTAGGAATATACTATTTAAAGCTGTAGAAGAAGGGAAAATCATATGTACAATGATACAAGAACAACTAATCAACGTAACACGCGAAAAAGCTATACAGAAATTCTCATTAGATGTATTAGTTAAAAACTATCTCAATTTAGATATAAGCGACACTAAGGGAGTAGACACCTGGAGACTTCGATATAGTGAGCTAGAAAACATACCACTAGAGTTGTGGCCTAAAGCAGCTACAGAATATGCCCTCAATGATAGCGTGTATGCTTTTAAAATATATAAAAAACAAATATCTATGAATGGATACCTATCTCTTAAATCTTCAGTGTATTTAAACATAATGGCATCCTTTGGAATGAAAATAGATGCAGATAGGGTGAACCAACTAGAAGAAGAAATACAAACTTTCTTAAAACCTCACTATGAATTCCTCATATCTAAAGGGTTTTGTGTATTGAGTAAAACAGGCAAAGTGCAGAAAAAAATGAAATTGTTTAAGGAACATTTAGAACAATTAGGAATAGAATTAAAACAAACAATTAAAGGGTCATTGGCTACAGATGGAGAAGCTATTGAATTCTATATGTCTCAAACTGAGGACGAGGTAATTAAAGCATTCTCAGAAATAGCCACATATGAGAAAGTGCTGTCAGCATACATCAACAATATGAAAGATGCAGACACGATATACACACAATATAGTGTAGTTAAAAGTACAGGGAGAACTTCGGCTAGTAAGTCGTCTTTCTACCCCTCTATGAACATACAACAAATGCCTAGAGGAGTGCCTAATGTCAGTCATGATGTTCGTAATTGTTTCGTGCCCAGGCCGGGAATGAAGATAGTGTCCATCGACTATGCCGGATTAGAACTAGCAGCAACAGCTCATCAACTATATACAGTTTATAAACGTTCAGCAATGAAAGATTTAATTAACAGTGGAAATGAACCTGTAGATTTACATTCGAAGCTTGCTGCTAAAATTAAAGGAATTAGCTATGAAGACTTTATGAAGAATAAAAAAGAATATAAAGATGCTCGACAAATGGCTAAACCTATCAACTTGGGGTTTCCAGGAGGCATAGGATATGATACAATGAGGCATCAGATGTGGAGAGATGGCATTAAGACATACTTTAATATCATACACAAAGAGAATAACAA